TCTACTCGAGGTGCAAGCCCTTTAGGGAGCACCGAGTGGGGGGGTCAAAACGACCCAAAGTTAGCAGAGTCTTGTCGACGCGTTAAAAGAGCGGGCTGGGAGCGGCTATTGCTGCCGCCTTTGGCCGTTTCTTCCGTTCGCGGGGCCCCATGCCAACCGGCATGCGGGATAAACCACCGCCTCCGAGGAGCGCGATGATCAGATCCACGTCGGATTTGTCGACTTCGACTTCTGTCGCCCACGGACCAGGGTTAGTCCAGGAGGTTACTACTCTACTACCTAACCGCATTCCCACCTTAGCCCCGATGCTTCTCGGGGGTTCAGGAGCGGTATTTAGCGAAGGCTCTACGAGTTTTGTCCAGTGAGGCCACCCTTTAAAGGTGCGACCGCCCAAAAGAGGCACGGCCGGGGGTTTAAACCCCGAATGTCCAGACGCACTGTATTGCCAACGGAGGTACCTCGCTTCGTCGTCAAGCAATCGGCCCCGTGGTTGGAATTCCACGGTCATGGCTTTCCACCCTATGTGGGTGGGGGCTAGCCGGCCCTTACTCTTCAACTTAACGGAGGACGGACAGCACTCATCCCAATCCATTATGAGACCATCATTGGCCTCACCTAAAGGTATGGCACGTTCCCTATATCCCTCACCGAGGTGAGAAAGGACCCATAACCATAACCCGTAGAGCCGTCCATCAGACGAGAAGCCATTACTGGCCCATCGCCGGATGTTGTTGGCAAGGAGGAGTATTTGAAAGGGCTGATCTAGCCCCTCGTCCACGTAGAAGGGCGTTACGTCGACACCATTCAGGTAATGCTTGCCACAGCTTTCCCTAAAGCGGTAGTCACCTGTCGTAGCGAACGATTTGTCCTCATTAATCCGTAGCCCGCAGAACCCAAGGGTTTCCACGAGCATGGGGTAAGCCCCCACCGGGAGGATGATGTCGTCGCCATAAACAGATACCGCAGAGGCATCTTCATGCAAGTAAGTCGCACACGCCCAAGCCAACCCATAGAAAAGGAGTGACTCAAGCTCGAAAGTAAACCCATTCCCCATTGCGGAGAAGAGCTCATTCTCGTGTAGGCGACCGTCAACCAGAGTGTACGGCGTTCTGAGTGTATCCAACACCCAGTACCACCTAGGGTCGAGGAACCTGGAGCTTTGCGCCCCAATCTGGTTCCACACAAGTCCGCACGTGATGGATTGGCTCGCGCTTTTCACATCTACCGTGGCGTCCTTACCCGTGACCGACCCCCTAAGGGCGAGTCGCTGGTTAATAGACTGATCGTTGAGGTTAACCTTCGCTCTGTACAACCGACGGCGTAACATTTTGCCGACGGAGAGCTGAAGAAGGATGTTCCCATCGGGAGGGATCCCGATACCGCGATCAGTGCGAGCGTTCTTGCGGACGCTCGTCCACCTGTCGAATTGGCAGATCTTAATCTTGCCAAAATCCACTATACCCATTGCTGGGTTGTCCGACACACCCATCTGATACGCCCAAAAGGCGTTCCTTGACAGGAGGTGCCGAAACAGCGGTAAAGCTTCGACGGTGCATTTGGGCGAGTCCAAACACAGTTTTCGTTCTGTGGTCGCTTCTAAGCGGCACAACGAGACAGTACTGTGTGGGCCAAAACGCCAGCCTTCCCAGAACTCCTCTTCATCGAACCGGCCAAGAATCTCGGAAATTTTCTGCCGCGACAGCTCAAGTACTGTCGCAACTCCCCCGTTTGGGGGCATCCCGAGGAGCCGATCGTTTGTTTCGGAGTTAGCCTGCTCGTCAGCGTAGAACGCATCAAGAGCAGCCTTTCTGGTGTCAACCCCTAACTCAAAGTTAGGATACTTCCGCAGCACTTCCCGTAGGAGGTACAGATCGCGAAAGTTCCCGCTCTCCACGTCCGGCATAGGAGCCGTCGTGATTTCCTCGGGACCTAGAACAGGCCCGTCAATACCCAGGGAATCCCTGAGTCGAGAGTAGAGAGCAATAGGGTCAACAGGCTCAAAAGCCCAACGATGATCGTATAGAGCCATTGATTGGTCCTCTTAATCTTCCGGAGCGCAATGCTCCATCGGAATAGACAGAGTGGACATTCCCCCCCACGTCCGCAGGGGGGTACCGTATCATTCGCTGGTTCGCTACCAGACGAATTCATCGGTATCGACGCACGCCTTCACAGGCGCGGCCGCCAGGGTGCCAGCCATGGCACTCCGGAGTGTCTCACACTGCTCTGAGGTCCAGGAGGGTGGCACGGTGAACCGCGTGGTTCCCGTGGCGAAATCCTCAACCACCCGCCGCGTGACGCCGTCAATCGTGGTCTCCACCACGTTAGGCATCCGCAAACCGATCGTGATCTCGCGAACGGACTTGCCGTCCTTCTTTGCGAGTCGCACAGTCTCGCGACCATTGGTAATGACTTCGGCCAGGTTCTGGTACGAAGCCACACCGCCGTCGATACCCATCGGGGAAAAGACGTGGTTGGCCGCATTGTCGTCAACGACAGTGAAAGGGGCATTAGCCGCCATGGAGGTTCTCTCCTCTTAAAGGACTAATGGGCCGGTTGGCCCGGGGTTTGGGTTAGAGCCGTCACAGGCGAAGACCTGCCTTCTTACCTATCATGCCTTTGAGGCCACCATAAATAAGGGAGGCGAGATCAGCTGAACGTTTAAGGTCCAGCCCTGCTCCGGGGGCTAAGATGGCATTCATGTCACCCGAGTCAAGGACGACCCGGTTGAAACTATGGCCACCAGCTTCCGCCGTCACATCAGAGAAAGGTAGGCAGTGCCGACCAGACGCGATGTCACGGGAACGGATGCGTTTCCACGAGTGCCACTCATGGCGATGGGTAGCTGTTCCCCCTTTCAGGCGGAACAGCCGGAGGGCTGCTTGGGCGTTGAGGTAACCACCCACATCCACGAACCAGTCCACCACAAAGGAGAACGGGATCGTTTCCCAGTACACGCTTGCCGGGTTAAGGACCCCAGCATCGTTGAGTGTCGTACAGAGGTCCTCACGGGCCTCAAAAGTAAGTACGACATAAACCGACTTGATCTGGCCGGTCTGAGTCTTCAGCCATACAGGTAGGGGATAAAACCCTCCATGATAGGCCGCGGACTCACTGGACCAAACGGTCAAGTCCTCAGTCCGTCTCTCTCTAACGGTAAAGAGGATACGATTGGCTTTCTGGTTCTCCAAGAGGGCCATAGCGTCATAAACGCCTAAGACCATAGGAGTCCAACCGTAACGGTATTCGAGCCACTTATTGGCGAGTGATGAAGGTGCCCGAGGGCCCCCCCATTTCCGCCATGCTTTTTTCAACTGCCGAGGAACGCGTCCGCGTTTGACGGCCTCAACACAGTCGAGGAGAGACTCGAGAGTTCCCTCAATTAGACTCGCCGTTTTCCGAGCTTCCTTAAGCTCTACGCCGAGCTCTGCTGTCGCAGAACCCAACTTGGCTAGGGCGTCTTGCACTGCAAGCCCCTGTAAGTCCGGGAACGAGGGCCGATAAGCCTTAAACAAGGCTTCAGTCATCGGCAACGAGGCAGTTTGGGTTAAGCGAGCCGTATTCCCGTACGCAACCGTCGTTCCGTTCAAAATGATTGGCTTGGTAGCCAACACCTCTACGGAATCCGTCAGTACGTACTCATACCCCCAATACGGGGTGGGAGGTCGCCATCGTCCAACCTTGGTCGTGTGCTGAGAAGCAGCACGACCTTTCTTCCACACTCGCGACGGATTTGCATTCGTCTTCGTCGTTGGCCACGTCGACCCACATGTGACAAGACCGTCTTTACGGCCTGCCTCATAGTTTGGGTACGCGGTGACGTGCGAGAGATGCTCTTCTAAGTGAGCCATAAGGAAGAATGCCTCGAGGAAAGGGCCTAGTTTGGCCTCTTGTTGTTGAAAGCGCCCCAGACAGTAATTAATACCGTCTGAGACGCAGTCACGGGTTACATAGAAGTAACCGATGGAACTTGGGTGATTCCACCAGGTAGCGTAATGCAATCTGGACGGCATATCAGCCGTTATACCCAGACGGAGGCTCCCGAAGGGGAGCC